GCTTCCTCCACCCATTTTCTTTTTTCGTCCACCTGGAACTATTTTACCAGAACAAACTGCGCTCGCGTACATGTTCGCGTACGCGCTCGGGTACACTGCGAATTTTGCTTTTGCTGCTGCTTTTCCTCTTGGGCAAAGTTTAGCCATTTATTTCCATCCTTTTTTAGCAAGTTTAGGTATCCCTTTAATAAGACCACCTTTAGAATATTTTTCAACTTCTCCTGTTTCTAAATCAGTAACAGTTTTTTCAATGTCATCAAACTTTTTAGAAGGTTTTATTTCTTCGCCTCTTATTTTTTTTCCGGCGGTATCCATTGTTTCTCCCATTTGTTCTAATTTATCTAAAGTGTCTTTATTAGTTCTTCTAATTGCATTTAATGTTTTATTTCCTTGAACAATAGCATTACCCATTTGTCTTTTTGCTTTTGTACTTCTGTCAGCAGGATTAACTGTTAACATTTCAATAGGTCTTCTTTTAGAAGATGATAATAATTTTCCTAAAAGTTTTTTAACCATTATTTTTTACCTTTTTTCATGTCGGAGTTTTTCATTTTTTTTCCGCCTGGCATTTTATGCATACCTTCTTTAATCATGCCACCTTTTTTCTTAATAACACCTCTACCTTTTAATATATCTTTAAAAGTTACTTTACCATCACCAGTTAAATCTGGAAATTTACCTTTAGCCATTCCACCTTTTTTAAGTGCTTGTCTTGGTCTTATTTTATAATCGTTTCTCATTTTTATTCCTTTGTTATTGTTTTGTTTGCCATCGTTCGTGCGATAGATTCACCGGATCGTCCTACTACATATCCTCCAAGGCCAATTTGCAATAAAGTCCAAACGTCGCCAGGTAGTTCAAATGTAATGACTGTTCCTATAATTAATTTTATAACAGGTCCAAGAATATAATTCCAGACTAATATAAAAATTAACACATACATTAAAAGTGGTCTCCAACTTGCTGCAAACCAACCAGCTTTAGCTTCTGCTTCAACAATAGCCGCCGCCGCTTTTAATTCTTCTGTACTAGATTGTAATAATTGTTGATTAAGTTGTGCTTTTAATTTTTCTTGAAGATCTTTATCAGGTACTGCTTTTTCAATTGTGCTAAATAAAATTTTAGCTAAAGGTGCAATAGCTCCTAACATTTGAATCATGGTTTACTTCCATCCTTTTTTAGCTAACTTTGGTAGACCTTTTATTAATCCGCCTTTTGCAAATTTTTCAGGAATTTCATCTTTTAAACTAATATATTCTCCTTCTGAACCAGTTTTATAATCTCTTCCTTCTTTTAATAGTCCACTTGTTCTTTCTTCAACGGACATAGTAATTGGTTTTCGTAATTTTTTAGTTTTAGATGCAGGTTTTAAATCAGGTCCTTGAAGTGGAGCAGGTTTAATTCCTAAATTAATGTAATCATCGAACTCTTCAAGAGCTCTATCCATATCATCTGTTTTTTTAAAGGCAGATGTTTTTACTTTATTTTTTAAAACTTTTAAAATTTTTTTTACAGGCATTTAATATATTTTAGTTTTTTTAAAACCTTTTTTAGCTATTCTAACTCCTCTTACTAAACCACCTTTTTTCATTTTAGAAGGTGTAATAGGTGATAATGTTTCTAAATCTAAATCTTTTGGTTTAACTTTAATAACTTCTTTTTCTACATCAGTTACTTTTCCAACTTTATCTTTGTACTTTCCAGTTTTTATGAAATCTGTAAACTTTTCAAGTTTTTTTGGATCAGATAGAGTTTGAGCTATTTTTTTAACTACTGTGCCTACTACCATAATCTAATACCACTTTGCTTTACGTTTTTTCTCTGGAAGCATCGCTCTTTGTCCACCTACTGGAACTACTTGTGTTTCTTGTGGGTTAGAAACTTCTACATCAATTCCACCTTTTAATGTTCCATCTGGATTTGTGAATTGTGCAAAATCAACTTGAGTACCTGTTGATTGTTTTATTTTTTTAGTTTTTTTCATATTACATTCCTCTTATTTTCATTTGTTGGACGCCTTGTTTTGCAAGACTTACTCCGGCACGTAGTTTAGCTAAATCTTCAGTTTGTTCAAGCTTATTTTCTTGATTTGTTTGATTCATCATAGCTTTCAACTTATCTAAATTAAGTCTTTCTTCAGCTTCTTTACGCTTTTGCTCGTTTTCCATAGCTTTTAAGTCAACTTCTCGTGATTTTAACTTTAAAAGTGGGTCAGAATCAAACTGTCCAACCAATTTATTCTCCTCATCAGCATAATCTTTGGTCATTTCAGCTATTAATTGAGCTTTTCTTGATTCAATTTGAATAGTTATGCTCTGAATTTGTTGCGCGGCTTGTGGATTCATCTGCATTTGTTGTTGTAACATAGGTAATTGTTGTAATTCTTGTACAAATTCAATTTGAACTTGCTCTTGAGCCATAATTGATATGTGTTCAAGTATATTTTTTTGAATAGACATTATAGTTGCAGGATTATTTTTAACCATATTCAATTGCATAAAGTTTAAATGAGCTTCAATGTGAGATTTATGATCTTGTCCTGGAAATGCTTGATAAGGTTGACTTGCCATTGCAGTAATATGTTCTAAACTTGGATCCATTGGCATAGGTTGTTTTGGTGATGGAAGAATTAAATCTATATTTTTAACTCCAATCGCTTCATACATTGATCTATATGCTTGATAGATGTCATGTATCTGTGGATTAGATTGAGCAAGTTGTAATTGTGTTTGTGCTAAATTAATTCTTTGTGATTGTGAAAATATATTTGGATCTGCAACTGGAAGAATATCAATCTTTTCATCAAAGTCAGTTTGTTTAATTTGTCTTTGTCCACCTACTACATCGTATGGATAAACAGGTGGTAAATAAGTTGAAAATACATTTGCTAGTAATTCAAATTCATTTTTAAGTGCTCCATAAATTCTTTTATGGATTGCAGACATCACACGCGATCCTCTTTCAAGTAATGCCATAGTAGTTCCTACCGCTGCCTGTTGGTTCATATCTCCAACTTGTGCATCAGCAATGCTCGCGAATCTTTGTCCTGCATCTACTACAATACCCATTAATTGTAATAGTACTTGATCAGGTCCTTTAAATGGTAAAGGCATAAATGCATCCTTTAAATTACCTCCTGGTGCATCTACATCTCTAAATTCTCCAGGTTGTAATGGTTGAGCATCATCTCTAACTCTAATGCCACGCATTTTAAATCCAGATGGTAAATTAGCTAAAGTTCCTGCATCTAATAATTGTCTTAAAGCTGCTGTTGCAGTTCTTGATAATCCACCAATCATGTGAATTAATCCAAATCCATAAAATCCAAGTCCTGGTAAAAATTTAAAGTGTACAAAGTAATTTGTTCTATTTTTTAATGGATCGTCTGATTTATAATTACGTTTGATAGATAAAACTTCTCGTGAAGATTCTTCAATAGTTACAACGTATGGAAGTTTAATACCTGTGGGCTCACCAGTTTGAGGATCTTTATCTTCAAAACCTTCTAAATCTAAATTAACATGACATTCCAATAAAGTATAAATGTCTTCTTGTTTTTCAACTCTAACACCTTCTAATTCTCTTTGTTTACTTTTAATTTCATCTTCTTTTAATGGAGGTTGTCCAAGTTCTACATCTCTATAGAAACCACTAACTTGTTGTTTACGTAAATCATTTTCAGAAATTTTAATTACATGAATAACTGCTTCTGCATCTTCTAGTGATGTTGCTGAATAAGGAACAATTAAATCTTCAGCCGGAATAAATTTAGATACTGCTCTTCCAAGAAGTGCATCATAATAAACTTTTTTAAAGGTAGATCCTGATAGTGGTAAATAAAATAACATCTGATCAAATTCAGGTTCATATTCTTTCATGACGTTCATAATCTGATAGTTCATGAATTCTTTAACTCGCATCGCTTGATCTTCTTTATTACGATCAGTTAAACCCATAATCTGTGTTCGCACGGGCCCGTCCGCGGGAAGCAATTCTTTGTAAGCTTGTGCTTGAAACTGTGTTACTGATTCTGCAAGAACTGGATGTGTAACTCCTGATGCACCTTTAAATGGTTCTGTT